TCAATGGAGTCATTCAGAAACCTAATAGTGGAACCAGTCCAAGCGAAGGATTTGCTATTGATGGTAACGATATTATATTTGCCAGTGCCCCTGCTAGCGGTGCTGACTTCTTTATTCTCACCATCGGACTCGCAATAAGTATAAACACACCAGCTGACGATACAGTCACATCTGCCAAGATTGTAGATGGTACTATCGTAAATGGTGATATAGCTGATGATACTATTACAGAAGCTAAATTAGATATACATGCAGCACCTTCTGGCACAGACAAAGTACTTGGATATACGTCCAATGGTATGGAGTGGGTCGAATCAGCAGCCGGAGCTACAGGTGGTGGTACAGATAAAATATTCTGGGAAAATGGTCAAACAGTAACAACCAACTATACAATTACAAACGGCTACAACGCAATGTCTGCTGGCCCTGTAACAATTAACAACGGTGTTGCTGTAACAATCGGTACTGGAGAAAACTGGACAATCGTATAAATTATGCCTATAACATTAAACGGGTCTGGCACAGTATCCGGTATATCCGTTGGTGGTTTACCAGACGGAATAATACAAAGTGCCGATTTAGCAGCAGGGACTGGAGGTAAAATACTTCAAGTTTTACAAACAATTAAGACTGATGTTTTTTCTACAAATAGTTCGAGTTATGTATTAGTTACAGGTTTAACTCAAGCAATTACAGCAGCTTCTACAAATAACAAAATATTAGTAAATTTAACTATATATGGTGGTAATAGTGGAAATGATTATGCTGTTGGTTTTAAGTTAGCAAAAGATGGTACAGCCATAGATGGTAATACAATAGGTGCGGCATCAGGAAATAATGCACAATCAGGTACGTTTAGATTTAGACAAAGTTCAACTTCTCATGCAGATGAAGCTAGTTTTATGTATTTAGATACACCAGCAGATACTAATTCTCATACTTATGGACTTTTAATGAAAGTTTTTAATACTAGCTATTATGGTAGATTATGTACTACAGGAGAAAATGGTAACTATAATCAGCATATGAGGTGTCCCTGCTCAATTACTCTTATGGAGGTAGCAGCATGAGTCAATTAAAACTAACCGCAGACAGCGGTGGAGGTACAGTTGCTATCAAAGGGCCAGCCAGTACAACTGGTAACGCAGCTCTTGATCTAACTGTGCCGGGTACAGCGTCAGCTACGCTAGACACATTAGGAAGAGCTGGTAATATTTTACAAGTTAAACAAACAGTAAAGACTGATACTACGTCAGTTACCAGTGCTACATATACAGATCTATCAGGTTTAACAGTTAGCATCACTCCTTCTTCAACTTCAAACAAAATTCTTGTTTGCTTCGTTGTACAGTATGGAGGTCACAATAATAGTTACGCAGGGTTTAAGGCTTATAGAGGTTCAACTCTTTTAGCTACTGGTACTGAAGGAACTGGTAACCAGCAGAATCTAAGTTTTGGTGGTTTTCAAGGACAAGATAATGACCAGTTTGGAGTTCAAACTGCTGTTTGGCAGTATTTAGATTCTCCTAGTTCTACAAGTGCATTAACATATAAACTTCAATGGGCATCAACTTACCAACCCGGAGGCAGTTATCATATCTATCTAAATAGACCACTAAACGCTGATGGTGGTACTTATAACCATTTTGGTACGTCATCAGTTACAGCAATGGAGGTAGCAGCATAATGGCAACTTTAAACGCAACAAATTTAAAACACGCTTCCTCTGGTTCTAACAATATTGTTCTAGCTGCTGATGGGAGCACAACTATATCTAATCTATCAGGTGGCGTTGGTAAAATTTTACAAGTAAAACAAACTTTTAAAAATGATACTACTAGCACATCTGGTAATAGTCATGTCCAAATACCGGGTTTGACTGTAGATATTACACCGTCATCATCTAGTAATAAAATTCTATACTCAGGTCACTTATATTTAGCTGGTAGTAGTTCTGAGTCTGTATTTCGTCTAAGAAGAACTATTGCTGGTAGTACATTTACTGAAATTGCAACTCCAAGTACTTATCAAGATGATGAAGATGGTACTTTTGCTCACGGTGGTGGTTCAAGATACGCTGGACATAGTTTTCAATACTTAGATTCTCCAAATACTACAAATGCAATTACATACGGAATTTCTTGGCAAACACACTCTGGTACAACATACCTAAATAGAACTTGGGACTCTGGTTGGTTTCATGGAATTTCAACATTAACAGTTATGGAGGTAGCAGCATAATGGCACTAACACAAATAACAGGTGGAGATGGAATCAAAGATGGTTCTATCAAAGAAGCCGATCTTAATATAGACAATACTCCTACAAATGATTATGTACTGACTGCTAAGTCCAGTGCAGCTGGTGGCCTTACATGGGCTGAAGCTGCTGCTGGTGCTAGCGGCGGTGGGTCGGACAAGATCTTTTGGGAAAATGGCACTACAGTAACAACTAGCTACACGATTACTAATAACATGAACGCTGGTAGTTTTGGGCCAATCACAGTAAACTCAGGAGCTACAGTAACTGTAGGTTCTGGCGAGACATGGACAATTATTTAACATGCCTATAGTATTAAATGGAACAACTGGACAGATAACAGGCTCAAGTTTATCAGGCATATCTACAGGTAAAATTCTTCAAGTTGTACAAGCAACTAAAGGTGATTCTCAAACCTTCACTTCTTCTAGTAATGGTGATGATAGATATGATATAACTGGTTTAAGTGTTTCTATAACTCCAGCATCTACATCAAATAAAATTTTAGTTGCTTACAACGTTAATGTTGGTGGCCCAAATGGTGGTTATAGAGCTTTTATTCAGTTAATGAGAGGATCTACAGATATCTATCGAGGTGCTGATTCAAACTCTCGAACAAGATGTAGTAATTTTATATACACTCGAAATGACTCAGTTGGTCATGTGGCTGCATATATGGCTACTGGTACACATTTAGATTCTCCTAGTTCTACAAGTGCGTTAACATATAAGCTACAAATTATTACACATAATAGTGGTGGAAATGTTTATTACGTAAACACAGGTGCTTCTAACCCTAGTAGTTCATCAGGACAAAATCCTATTAGTCAAATAACTGTAATGGAGGTAGCAGCATGACCGTAAAATTAGTAGGCTCTACCTCTGGGTCAGTATCCTTACAAGCTCCAGCATCGACAACAGGTGGTGCACATAGAGTCTTAACTTTGCCAGATGTAAATGGCACAGTAGCTACAACAACTACTGCTGGTAAAATACTTCAAGTTGTTCAAACAGTTAAGACCAGTAGACAGACTATTCAATCACAAACTTTAACTGATATTACAGGCTTGAGTGTTACCATTACACCTAGTTCATCTTCTAATAAAGTTCTAATTAGTTATTCAATTATTGCTTATATGAACGCTGCTCAATATTGGAACATGCGTTTATTAAGAGGTAGTGATAGCACAATTTTTATTGGAGATCAAAATGCAAGTGCCACAAGTCAGTCCAGAGGTTCTTTTGGTAGTTATACGACATCTTATGTAGATGGAAGGATCGTAGCTCAAGAGTTTTTAGATTCTCCAAACACAACGTCTGCAACAACTTATAAATTACAAGCACATGCTCCATATTCTTCTAGTTACATCATTGGTATAAATAGTTCTCCACAACTTGATAACTATACTTACATGTCTAACGGTGTTTCAACAATAACCGCTATGGAAGTAGCAGCTTAACACAAACAATTTTTTTTAACAACAATGGCATTAGATCACGAAGCAATCTACTCTGCTTATGCAGGCACAGTAGTTACAATAGACGACTCCGCTGGAGCGTTTGACAAAGACGGCAACTCAGTAAGTATAGATGCTGTCAAAGTAGAAGCAGCTCGCACAGAATTAAACAAGGCAGCAGCAGCAATTAAATACAAGTCTGACAGAGCAGCAGCTTACGCCTCTGTAGGCGATCAACTAGACATGCAGTATTGGGACGCAGTAAACGGAACTACTACATGGAAAGATCACGTTGCAAAGGTAAAGGCAGATCACCCAAAACCATAGGAGGGTAAACAATGTCTCGAATAATCGTAGACTCAATACGTAACTCGTCAGCTAGTTCTGACGGGATTACGCTTAGTTCAGATGGTAAGGTAGCGTTTCCTAATGGTGGTGCTGGTAAGATTCTGCAAGTTGTTTCTACAACAAAAACAGACACAGCAAGTAATTCAACAGCTTCACAAACTTGGTGGAGTTATACAGATTCAAGTTTAAGAGCTACCATTACTCCTTCTTCAGCAAGTAATAAGATACTTTTAATGGCATATTTTAACATTATGGACGCTACAGGTCAATGGCTCCAATTTAGATTTGAACGAGATGGTGCTGATATATCTGGAACTGTAGGTGATGCTGCTGGAAGTAGATTGCGAGCAACAGGACAAGAGATGTCTGGTCAAGATAATAATGGTGGTAGATTTTTTATGATGGCAGTACAAGTATCTGCTGAGGATACAAATAGTAGAAATTATAATTTAGCATTTAGGCATACATCTGGTGTAACTCGAAATCTATATCTTAATAGAACTGGAGATGATACTGATAGTGTTTATTATGCCAGATCAATTTCAACAATTACAGCAATGGAGATAGCAGCATAGAACTGCCTACCATCAAACTGCCAGATGCAGTACAACTGCAAACCCCGTCATTACCTCTCCCTACAGCAGATGTTCCCTCATATCAACCTTTGGTCGTACCTCCG